CCCTGCTGTTACCGATCCACTAGTAACAGTAGATACGGCTAAAAGCCTCCCCTTACACAGCGCCATCCGTTAACATCTAAACGGACGACTCTGCAACCCAGGTCCATTGTTTAGTCACGGTGTACCTATCCGTGAAGAGACCGGTAGCAAACGGTGCCTTCTCATAATCCGTGAAGGCGGCTGGTTCGGGCTCAGAGTTCCAAGCCCAATTCAGTAAACGTTGCCACCCATCGAACAGGCGTAACCTTGTCTCACTGACGGTGTGATAACCGCCATAGATATAGGTCTGCCAGTCCAAATCCCACATCTTGGGAATTTTGTAAAAATCATTGGCCTCCAATGCGCGCTCTTTAGAGCACACGCGGAGCCCCAGTAATGGGGATGTTGAAGTCACTCGAGGCAAATTACGGCCAAGAGCCTTCTCCAAGTGCAGGTTGATCACTTCCTGCGCATGCCAATAGCCTTTCTCAAACAAGTTATCTGAGTAGGCTACCCAAGATTGGATCGTGGTAATCTCCGGTCTACGATGTTGCCACCTCGCCTTGACTTTAACAGGCGTGACATCGGTGCCTAAAAAGGCATCGACTCCGCAACTTTCGCGGAAGTGGCCACTGTAGCAGCTTTTGTCGGTATTGACCTTGAGACCCATTGATTCTAGGATCTCTATGGCTTCAGGTGCGTATTCATTGGCGACTATAATATCATCGCCATACACCCATACCGCTTTTGCTGCATGTCGTAAAGGCATCCCGCCTCGTACGAGCCCACCCACTAGCAGTGCCCAAAAACACACTGCCTGGACAGGGAAGGTTAATGCACTTCCCATGGGACCGTATTTCTTTAAAGGCTGGATGTAACCGTCCGGGAGCTTGGTGTTTGCTGACCTTGCGGTTAGCAGATAATGCTGTAGGCAAGGGAGGTCCTCAAACAGGGCCTCCACAAGCCATAGCCCAAGTCGATCAGAGGCCGCGCTTAAATCTAGCGTTGCCAAAGATCCATCGACTGATGCCCGTAATGCCAGTTGTCCATTGATGGTTTGGTCAGTGAAATTTACCTGACCACCTGTCAGCGGAGAAGCTTCGAGGAATGCCACCAGCTCGCGTTTCATAGCTTGCTGATAGCACATGAACTCCTGTGGCTCCTTACTGATTAATCGGGGGCCTCTTGAGTCTTTAGGTACTGCTAAAAGTTCAGCAGTGCCCAAATCTTCAGGCAGATCCAAATTAACCCAGCTGGCACCAAAACGGTTAAGAAAGTGGCACGGAGAAAAGAAAAAGAACTCCCCGTAGGGGATGAGTCTATCGAGGCATTCATAATATCGCCTCGGCTCGTACCTCTGCCACGGCTTCTCGCCGTGGGCCACTGCTCCAGGACCATTTTTAGGCCGTAGAGTATGATAGCCGCTAATCTGGCAATCAAATGTGCTGAAAACTTCATTAAGCACCTCTTGTGCGTAGTAAATGGTTGACATTGACTCCGCGGTTGGATCGGGTATGCTAATGTTATCATCAACTGCCCGAAATTCCTCCACTGCGAGTCTTACAGTGCGATCCTGGTAAGGCAAGTCGTACTTATAAAAGATGTACGACACCTGGCGCAACGACTGTACAGCCGCTACATCAGGGCTGCCCTTCAGCGTTCCATCCTCCTCAAACACAAGTTTAGCAATCCCGCGGAAAAGCCGTGGGTAAGCTACACCAGAATCATGTCCAAACTCGGACATTGGTGTGAACTTTCCTGCCAACAAGGCCTTATCTAGGGCCTTGCCGTATTTCGGCAGGGTTTTCATGAGGAAACTGAGGCCTTCAGCCTCAGTTCGACGGACTATGGTAGCTCCATCATGGTCTGTCTCTTTCTTAGAAACAGAGTGCTGCAAGCCAAGATCAGTAAGTAGACCTTTTATGAGGTTTACCATAACGGTCTTCTGGCTTTTCAGGTCATCATCTGTCATAGGTGACTCCCTTCCGGAAGTCATCGCCGGCGGGTGACCCTGTAGACATCTAACCATCACCTGCTTTACGCAGGACCCGGACCCCCGGTATTCCCGGGGGCGCAGGTACGACTGCCCTTGATAATCTAGGGCATGAAACCTCCGTACAGATCGTCCCAATTTGCTGCGACGAACGTCGAGAGTTTGTTAAACTCCTTCAGCAGTGCAGCAGACCCCACAGTTTGGCGGGGCGCGGCGATCACGACGTGAACGCTCCCAGTATAAGGAGTTTCTGCGTCATCATCATCGTTCTCAATAACTTGAAAAGAGACGAGATGCCTGTCAATTGAGGTGTTTTTGGTCCCCAATTGATGGGAAATACGAAGTGTTGAAGGTTCGACAAGACTGGTCGCGATATCGCGATAAATGGCCTCACTTCCCGTAAGGGAGATCTGGCCGTAAGTTTTGTCTTCCGAACCGTCGTTGATGACTATAGGATCAGTTGCCATTGATGATACCTCTCAAGTGCTAATGCTCTTGCTTTATATGCTTTAAAGGGTCAATGATATATCGACCTTAGCAATGATGCAGAGAGCGCCAGCTGGTTTAGGCCGAAGTGGCCAGGGTTTAGGAAGGCGGTGCCAGATTTTGGTAACTGTCGTGTCCTAACGTACTTCATGTGATGGAAGGTCCCTACATCATGTATATTTGGGTCCTCCATACAGTTTGAGCCTTTAAGCTCGATTGTTCCGTGAGTCCTAATTTCGGACTTTGCGGACACACAAAAGTCGATTACGGTCAGGTTTATATCCCACAACGGATCCTGGAAGTGTAAATCCAGGAAGTCTTGGACTCGAAAGAACCAGTCCACGACAAAACTGAAGGGGATAGCTTCCCATAATTGAGGAAGCCCGAACCGTAGGCCCAGCATATCACGCAACACCTTACTATGATCCGATATCGTTTTGATGTCGGGACAGTCGTAGGTGTATTTCATAGTAGCGTTTAAAACGCTGCTACGCGTGTAATCTGTACGGGTTGTGTAGTAAGTAGACCCGCCCAGCTGCTGCCCACTATCTTGTACTACAGTTTTCTGATAGTGGCGAACTTGAGGTACTCGCCGCTTCGCCAGGAATGAGCTGATGTTCCGCTCGTACCCGGCTAGTGACTTGTACAGTTCATGAACGTCTGCAATAAACGGGCGTACGCCAAAGGCATAAGTCAAATGGAGGTTAGCGAGTTCTTTGGATGACACTGAGAGTAGTTCCTTCAGCGTCAATTTCCTCAGTTTTCGCGATCCCTTCAAGACATCACGCCAAAAGGCTGCTCGTCTAAACCATTGGGTCCCAAGGCGAAATAACACCTCAAGATCCGTAAGCTCCAACAAAAAGTTGGTTAGCTGCACTTCCCCCTCAAATGATGGGGTCATGGCATCAAAAGCTTCCTCGTTAAAAGCGAGAATGGCCGCGGACGTTGGCTCGATTGAGGACAAAAGGAAGTCGCCAGTGCGCAAATGGTCGCACCATGCAACGGCTTCGTACACCTGGTCATTGGTAGTGTCACGCTTCCTATCACCCGTTAATTCAATGGGCTGGAAGTTGTACACCTCGTGTTTGCAGTTTTTAGTTCTATTGCTGCGCACACCCGCCTCGTAGCTAATTCTGCTAAAGTTTTGAAAACTTGTACTAGCAGTAGCTGAAGACGACCCCCAGATGTTACAAGTTGACCTCTGGCGTAAACGTAACATGCCAGAGGCTCCGACGGTAGTTAAATCACCGACGGTCTCTTTTGTTCTCGAAGACATTTGACAGCACCTCCTGTTTCTGGCGGACCCCACAA